GGCCTCGCGGTCGACGCGAAGGCGCAGGCGGCCGGTGCCGGTGGACGGGTCGGGTTGGAGGAGCGCGCGGGTGGCGAGCCACATCTCGTCGCGTTTCCTGTAGGGCCGCATGACGGCGCCGGGGTCGTCGCGTTCGGGGGACTCGGAGACCATGACGCCGAAGATGACGGAGTTGTGGCGGCCGTTTTGCCCCCACACTTCGAGCATGCCGACGGCTCCGTGCCCGAGACCGTTCTTGTCGATCTTGACGTGGACTTTGGCGGTGGAGCCGAGGGCTTCGGCGAGGCGTTCCGCGGCGAGGACTTCCTCCAGGATCTTCTTGGCGACCTTGACTTGGTTGTCGTTGGCGGCGCCGCTGGAGTGGTGGCGGTGCTCGATGACGTCGCCGACGATGCGGTAGATCGTGAACTCGTCGCCACCGTCGGCGGCGACGTCCACGCCGAGGCGCACCCAGGCGCCGCGCTTGACGGTGTGCTTGGCGCTCTCGCCTTCCAGGCCGAGGTCGCACAGGCGCACCCAGCCCGGGCCGGTGGGGTCCTCGTTGTTCTTGGCGTCTTCGACCCAGGTGGTGGGGATGACCTTGCCGCCGCCGCCCTTGGGGAACTTGGCGTGCACCTTGGCGATGACGTACGGATGGTCTTCGCCGTACTCGCGGATGGTGCGGTCGATCCAGTCCTGGGCGGGGAGGTGGATGGCCAGGGAGTGGCGTTCCACGGACGGCGGGCAGTCGAGGCAGTAGGGGACCCGCTCCCCCGTGATGGCCGGTGAGTCGTAGGTGGCGATGGGGACGGTGACGGTGCCGGGCTCCTCGGGGTCATCGCCTTCCTCGCACATGACTTCGAACCAGCTCCTCGGGTCGTCCATGGCGGGGTTGCCGATGGCCAGCATCCGCGACTCGCCGACCAGCAGGTTGTTGGTGCCGTTACCGATGCTGCGGGCGATACCGCCAGCCTCGTCCACGATGATGATCAGCTTGGGGTTTCCGTGGATGCCCTGCATGGAGGCCTCGTCGTGGGCCTGCGCGGTGAAGCCGTACGCCACGATGACGTTGTTGTTCCATTGGTCGGGCATCTTCCACTGGACTTCGTCGCAGAAGCCCGGGAGGCCGGCCCGGGACACCGTCTTGCGGATGTGCGGCCAGAGCTGGTTACGGACCTGCCGGAAGCGGGTGGCGGTGGTGACGACGAGCATCGTGCCGACCGGGTTCGTGGCCCCTGCCCACGCCGCCAATCGGCCCGCGATGTACGTCTTCCCCACGCCGAACCCTGCGGGCACCATGACGCGCGTGTAGTGGGGGACGGCGTCCACGATCTCGCGCTGCTTGCTCCAAATCGACTCCCCCAGCACGTCTTCGATGAACCCGCTCGGGGTGTCGGCCCACAGCCCGTACAGGGTCCCGGTCTCCCGCTCGACCTCCGCCAGGACGTGCGTCAGATCGTTGCCGTCGAGCGTCTTGAGCGCTGCACGGCGGACGGGGATGGGGGCGCGGAGCAGCGTGTCGGCGATGCTCGACGCTTCCTTGGAGCGGACGCCGGAGCGGTTGTCTACGACGGTTTGCGCGGCGGCCACGGCGGGGGTCGGGGGTTTCGGGGCGGCCATGGCGCGCACGGTGCCTGGCCTGCGCCGCTAGCGTCCCGGGCAGCGAAGGGGCCCCCGCGCCCGTCGTCCGTTCTCCGTGGCCCCGGGGGGGAGTAGGGCATTGGAGGTGCGGTCGACGGGCCCGGGGGCCCTGGCGGGGTGTGGACGGCCCCCCGGGGTGGGGTGGGGGGCCGTCCGGCGGGGTGAGTGACCTGCCTTCACCGCCATAGACGGAGTGAGGCGCGCAGACGCTACAGGCGTGGCGGAAGTTTTTTCCTGGGGTGTCGCGCGGCCAGGCGGCGGCCGAGGTAGCCGCCGGCGAACTGGAGCGCGATGAACGCGGCGGCCCCGGCGGTGAACCGTGCCGCGGTGAGCTCGTGGCCCCCGCGCGGCAGCACGATCGCCGCGAGTGCGGCGAGGCTGATGATGCTGGGGGCGATCGCCTGGTACATGGCCTGCCGAAACACGTGCTCGTCCTCCCTGCGGCTCAGGTGGTGGGGTTGAGGGCGCGGTTGACGATCGCCACGTCGCGGCCGATGGCTTCGGCGAGGCGGGGCTGAGTCCAGCCGTACGGTTCGGCGTTGAGGGCGCGGATCGCGGCGGTGCGGATCTCGATGGCTGCGGTGCGGCGCGCGGCCGCGGCCTCGTACACCGTGGCGATCTGCGGGAGTTCCTCGGCGGCGTTCGCAACGAACTGCACCCCGGCGGCCCGGGCGGCAGTGGGCTGCTCCTCCCGGCGGGGCAGGGCGGCGCCACGCTCCAGGCCGAGGGCGCGCTCCAGGACGCGGCGCATGCCCTGACGGGACAGGCCTGCGGAGTGGTAGGCGGCCCGGGCGGTGGTGAAGAACGCGAGGGAGGCGAGCGCCTGGTCCCGCTCGGGCAGTAGGCCGGCCATCTCGTCCTCCGCCTGGTCGACGGCGTCGGCGGCGCGGCGCAGCCGGTCCTCTGGGGAGACGGCGGTGCTGGCGAACTCGGCGCGGATCTCCTCGGTGGCCGTGCGGCGGATCTCGGGGAAGTCGGGGCGCTCCATTGGGCCGGAGGCGACGCGGCCGCCGGCCGTGCGTACCGCTTCGTGGGCGGCTTGGAGGCGTGCCAGGGCTGCGTCCCGGCGGGCTTCCGCGGCTTCGTAGAGCTGCGCGGCTTCTATCCCATGCGGGATGCAGTCCGGGAGGTGCTGGATGCCCACGCCCTTGGCGGCGGCCGCGGGGTCCTTCGGCCAGGCGCCGGGGGTGCGGCCGTCCTGCATGGTGCCGAGCGCGCTGCTGACGATGCGCCGCATCTGCATGTGGGTGATGCCGAAGTCGGCGGCGAGGTCCTGGCGCGGCTCGTACAGGGCGGCGGAGGTAAGGCACTGGTCCCGCTCGCGCTTGACCCCGGCCATCTCCAGGCTTGCCTGCGCGGCGATGTCCTCGGCGGCCGCGCGCTGCTCGGCCGGGTCGGTGACGGGGTCGAGGGCTGCGGCCACTTCCCGGACGGCGGCGGCACGGAGCTCGGCGTAGAGGGCGGCGAGGGCGGCGCGGGTGTGCTCCTGGGCGATGGCGTAGGCCTCGCACACCTGTCGTGTCTTGTCGTACAGGGCGTCGGGGTGCGGAATGCCGGCGGCCTGTGCGGCGGCCGCGCGCTCCTCGGGCTGGAGGTTGCTCCACGGCTCGGTGACGCCGGTGGTGGCGCGGGCGATGGCGGCCATCTGCTTCCACGTGACGCCGAGGCGGGTGGCGCCGTCCACGTCCGGGGGCTCGTACGCGGCGACCGCGGTGAGCAGCTGGTCGCGTTGGGGGGTGAGGGCGGCGAGCTCTCGGCGGCCTTGCTCGTGGAGTTCCGCGGCGTGCTGACGGCGCTCGTCCTCGGCACAAACGTCGAGGGAGGCGGCGATGTAGTCCGCTGCGGTTGCCGTGCCGTTGCTGCGACTGGCGTTCATGGTCCCGACCTTCGGGCGTGCACCCTGGCGGGGGTGCTGGTGGCAGGGGCCTCCCCTAGCCGCGCATCCTTCGCCGCGAAGCGTACACCACGTCAATGCGGTGTGGGGGAGTGATGCGCGCCAAGTCGCGTCGCGCGAGCTCCGCGAGGACGTCTCGGGCGGGCTGTGGGGTGCTGTCGAGGCGTACCCGGGGCGGGATGGTGCGGGGCATGGTTGCGGTGCTCACCGGGCGTTCCTCGCCTTCGTGTGGAGATCGCCGAAGTTGGCTCGGCTGTGGCGGACTTCGGCGCGGTTCGCGAGGCGTGCCAGGCACAGGGTGCGGGAGGCGACCGTCACGGTGACGCCGATGCGTCTGCTGCCGCAGCCCACCCAGCCGGTGGAGAGGGGGACGCGCCGGAGGGTGCGCCATCCGCCGATGGTCCAGCGGCCCGTCCGCCGGCCGAAGTCGCGGAACCACATGTCGAAGGTGCCGGGCGCGGTGCCGACCTTGCCCGCGGCCACGGTGAAGCCGAGGACGGTGAGGGCGGCGCCGATGATGCGGGTGCGGCCGTCCTCGTGGGTGCGGATGGGGCAGGCCAGTAGGCGGCCGCCGCCGCGCCACACCATGAGGTACCAGCGCATGGTCAGCGGGTAGACGCGGGCGCATCCGGGGGCGGTCATCGGGCACCTGCCAGCGGGGTGCTCACCAGGGTGCGGGTGCCATCGGCGTACAGGATGTACTCGCGGCCGCCGGGGTAGGTGACGGCCATCTCGCCGGGCAGCATCGGGCGGCGGACCTTCCAGCCGTAGGCGTAGGACTCGCGGGGGTGGTCCTCGAACCAGCTGTTGCATTCGGTGCACACGAGCAGGAGATTGTGCGGCTGGTTGATCCACTCCTCGCGGGCGCCGCCCATGCCGCGGTTGACGCGGTGGTGGATCGTCAAGTTCGCGGGGGTGTTGCAGCGCACGCAGCGGCCGCCGTCGCGGATGAACACGAGTTGGCGCACGGCGTCGGTGGGGCCTGTGCGGCGTCGAGAGGCCACGGCAGGGGTTCTCCGTCCCGCCCGGCACGCTGGGCCGCAGGGAGCGCGGCCGCGGGGAAGCGGCAGGGCAGGGCGGGAACATGCACGCCAGGTGCGGTTACCGTCCTGCGGTCTGCCGGTGCACGGCGGAGAACAGCCGGTTCACGGCGTCCTGGGAGCCCCGGAGATCCCGCTCGTCCAAGGCGGCCAGGGCGTCGGCGGCGGCCGCGCGCACTGGGCGGGGGAGCTCGTCCTCGGAGGCGAGTTGGTAGGCGGCGGTGCGGCGGGCAAAGCGCTCATCCGCGGTGACGCCGCCGACGCTCATGGGGAACACGGCGGCCTCGTATTTGGCGACGGCGGCGAGCATGCCGTGGGAGAGACCGTCGGCGTAGCCGCGGGCCGCCCCGTTCGCCTCGGCAGCGGTCGTCTCGGCGATGGCGCGGTGGCGCACGAGGTATCCCCCGAGGAGGGCTCCGCCCCCAGCGACCAGCGCCACGAGGACCGCGATGACCCAGCCGCCTGCGGCCGCCCCCACCAGGGCCCCCAACGCTGCCACCATGCAGGCGGTCAGCAGGGTCAGGTTCCGGTGGGCGCGGGCGGCCGTATGCGGGGTCATGCGGTCAGTGTGCCAGCCTCCTGCGGGGCCTCCCCCAGCTCCTGGGCGCGGGCGGTGGCGATGGCGTCGAGGAGCTCGACCGCGAGCGGGACGGGTACGCACTCGATGTGGATCTTCCCGGTGTCGCCTTCGCCGATCTCCACGATCCATTCGGCGCCGGTCGCCTCGTCGTCGTAGTGGAAGGTGCCGGGTTCCTCGTCGGCGAGCGGGCCCTCGGCTTCATCGAACCAGGCCTCCCCGAATACCTCGTCAACGGCTGCGGCGATGACGCTGTTGGGGATGTCGGTGATCTCGACGGTGGCGCGGGTGTCCTCATCGACGCAGACGCGGCCTTCGCCGAGGTCTCCGGGCTTGCCGATGGAGAGGGTGACGGGGCAGCAGTAGGTCGGGGTCTTGGTGCGGTCGAGGCCGGGCAGTGCCAGGCGCAGAGCGTTGATGGCGCGGTCTTGTAGGTGGTCGGAGGTTTCCTGCCACTCTTCGATGGCTTGGAGTACGTCGGGTCTCATGCCCGAAGGTGAAGCCGCTGCTCCGGTTTACGTCTCGGGCGTGAGGCCGCTTCAGCGGCCGAGAAATCGCCGGTCGGGAGGGGTCGGCCCGCGGCCGGCCACCGGGGGTCACCCACAGAGAGTTCGTCTTGTTAGTTCGGTTGGTTGAGTTCTTCTTGTTTACATGCGCTACAGCGCATCAGGCCTCATACGCTGGAGCGCATCAGGCCTCGTACGCCGTAGCGCATGAGGATTTCACCACGTGCGCTACAGCGCATGAGGAAACCCTGATGCGCTCCAGCGCACGAGGATTAATCCCGCAGGTCACAACGCCCGTGCGGCGCGCTCCAGCAGCGACAGCAGCCAGCGGCGTACCGGGCCCCGCGGACGCCCGATCTCGATCACCACATCCGGCCAGGGCTTCACGGGCGCAACCCGGTTGGTGGTGATCGCGTCCGCCGAGATCACACCGGCCTTGATCGCGTCCGCGGACAACGGCTCGAAGCGCGTACCGGGGGGCAGCTTGCCCATGTCCAGCCGGGGCGCGATCTCCGGCCCCCGCCGCGGCAGGATGGACAGGGTGGGGTTCGCGGGCATCGACAGCAGGTGTTGCTCCAAGAGTTCCCGGGGGACCGTGGACAGGTCCAGGAGCCCCTTCTCCTCCAGCGTCGGTACCGGTTCGGCTGCGCCCTGCGCCTGCTCCATCTTCACGTCCTTGACGCGCCGGTACAGGGCCAGACACAGCCGCTCGTACTCGGTGAGGACGCTCCCGCTGAAGTGGACCCGGGCGCCGCGCGCCATCCACCGCTGGAAGGTGCGCCGTGTCACCCCGGCGGCCGCGGCCGCCGCCGCGCGGCCGTCCCCGGCGGACAGGCTCGCCACCACCGTGTTCAGGACGGCGTCCGTAAGAACCGGCGGCCGACCCATCGGCGGCCGCTCCACCGCCTTCGGGCCCGTCCCGTTGGACGGGTGCGCCTCCATGGCCCGGGCCCTGTCGCGGCGCTCCTCCGCCTCCTGCACCGCCTTGAAGAGGCGCAGGCGCATCCACGCGTGCGACGTGAGGGCGCTGCGGTGGTCGGCTCCAGCCTCGTGCAGCCGTCGGCCCTCGCCGAGCCACAGCATGAAATGGCCGAAGGAGACTCCGGCTGAACGCGCGGCCTCCGCACGCGACTTGCCCCGCTCGACGGCATCCGCGAGGGGCCTGATCTTGTCGGCGGTGAGCAGAGGCGGGCGGCCACGGCGGGGCAGGGGCTTGGTCTCAGTCATGCCGCGGACCGTAGGAACCGGCCGGGCCTTGCGTCGCCCGCTGCGCATCCCCGCCTGCACCACGCGACGCAAGCCGCACGCCTGCCCCAAGTTGCGGTGTGACCGGAGCGCAGCAGAGCGCCCCCACGCCGGCCCGGAGGCCTCCCGCATGTCGCCGTCTGTCGAACGTTCCGTCCGTGCCATGTGCACCGCTGTATGGCTCGCCGTGATCAGCTTCCTGTACAACGTCGCCGCGATGTGGCTCGGCCTCCGGGAAGAACCGGTCACGTACTTCGCGCTGCTCTCCCTCGTCACCGGCGGCACCGCGGCCCTGACCGGCAACGGCATCGGGGCGTGCCTGGCGTTCATCGTGTCCGGGTCGCTCGCCCCCATCTCCTGGTGGGCGGCGTTCATCCCCGCCGCGGTGGTCGTCCTCTACCGGGTCGCGTGGCGCGCGATCGTGCTCGCCCGGCGGGACAAGTCGGTGCCCCTCGGGCCGCCGCTGGGCTTCTGGCGGACGCTTCAGGCGTGGGCGGGGTGGAGCCTCGCCGACCCCGCCTGATGCAGGCCTGGGCGCACCTGCACCTGCCCCGGCTCCGGTCGGGAGTGCTGGACGTGATCAGCCTGAAGGTGCCGGGCGAGAAGATCCGGTACGCCTCGTACGTAGGCCTGACGATGGCCGAGTTCAGGGTCCATGAGCGTGGGCGCCAGCGGTGCATCCGGGAGGGTGTGCGCAACGTCCACGCCTGGGTGGTGGGCAGTCCGGCGGTGGTCTGGGAGGGCGGCAAGCCGATCGTCACCCCCGACTGGGAGCGAGCGGTGTACGACCCCTGGAAGGGCGGCACGTTCGTGGACGCCACCACGCTGGAACCCGTCCTCCAGGCGGAGACGGTGATCCTGATCGGAAAGGCCGTCTACTACCGCTGACAGCAACGATGTTGCCGTGAAGCAGCAGGCCGGCCAGACTGCACCGGACGCACGGCCCCGCGCGCCACTGGACGTGAGGCGGGGCGGCCACCGCTGCCGCCATGTACACCGCTTCCGGCGCCACCGAAGGGGTTCGAATCCCCTGTGGGAGCCGTGCGTCCCCTTTCTTCTCCCCGCGACGTACTGTCGAACGCGTGAGCGAGACATCCGAGCCCATCCCCGATGCGGTACCGACCCGCCCGTGGCGCGCCGAGGACGGGCGGCCGCCTGTCGTGTGGACGTGGCCGAGCAGCGACCCACCGGTCTTGTGGGTGCTCTCCGGCGGCCGCTGGCGGTACGCGACCGTGATGGCGAAGCAGGTGTGGGCCGACGGGACGGTGCACTATCAGGTGTCCGTCGATCTGCTCGGCGACACGGCAGTGTCCGCGCGCCTGTACCGGTGGCCTCAGCCCGGATTGCGCGTGGCGCGCCGCAGCCGCTACGAACCGACGACCGGCGTCGACACGGCCCATGAGGGCGATATGCCCCGCAAGCTCCGCCGAGCCGTGGCGGGGCCTCCAAGCGGTGCGGCTACAGGCAGCAGTCCACGAGCTCCGCAGACAGGTGGCCGCCGGAGAGCGGGTCGCCGGTGAGCTGGATGCGGACCGGGCGGCCGCCCATGCGGCCGTCGTGGCACGGATGCCACCCGAAAGTCACCCGAAAGTCACCCGAACGGGTGATGTGATGGTCCACCAAGCGAAGAGCGGGACCGTCTCGGATAGAAGGCCGAACATTGCCCGTTTCCCCAGGTCAGAGGCCTTCGTGAGGTGCCAGGATAGAGAAATCTCATGGTGCCGCTAGTGGCGGTGTCCGGGATCGGCAAACTTGCAGATCAGCCCGCGCGCCGATGGTCGCCGAGCTCCCGCTATTCCAACGCACTGCTTAGTGCGCTGATCTGCGGTTCTGCGGGTTCGGAAGTGCCCGGCCTGCTGATTTCATTGCTCTCGGCGGTCGCAAGACCGTCGACACGGAGAGGGACCGCCCCCTGCCAGGGGCGGCCCCGAGTCTCCGTGAATCGCAGGTCTGACACGACGACAACACCGGAGGTATCACCATCGTGACACGCCGACGCAAGATCATCGATCCCGAGAAGCCCGCACTTTGCACGATCCACCGCCCGTCGAAAACGACATCGGCGATCGTCTCGTCCCTCCTGGTCCAGGCGGCGCACGCGGCCGGATACATCCCCGGCGGACCGGCGGCCGGACTCGCGTTCGTCTTCGCCGCGGCCGGAGTCCTCGCCATGGACTGTGTCGACCGCGGCGAGTGACCCACCGGCGGGGAGCGTTCGGTTCTGGGCGCTCCCCGCTCCGGGGCGGATCAGGCGGCCTTGCCGACGTCGCCCTGTCCGAGGGGGGCAGCGGCCCGCTTGAGGGCCTGCCGGGCGTCGACCAGGTCCGCGCCCTTGACCCCCTTCCGTTCGCAGCGCTCCCACCACGGGTCGCACTGCACGGCGGCGGTGGCCTCGCGCAGCTTCTCGAACAGCCGGTCGTACTCGGCGGATTCCTCGTCCGTCCAGCCGGGCGTCGCGGGCCGTCCTCGGCGCTCCCTGCCCCGCTCCTCCTCGTCCGGCCAGCCAGGGTGCGCCTCACGGGACCACGGGAGCGTGGCCTGATGGGCGTGAAGCGCGGCGTACAGCTCGGCGGCCGCGCGCTGGGCGGTGCGCAGTCCGTCGGGGAAGTTGAGGGGATCGAACGGTGCGGCGGCGGCCGGCTCGGGGGCAGAGGCAGGGGTGGTCATGCCTCGGAGCCTAAGACGGCCCACTGACAACGCCCGGCCACCGCGAGGGGCGGGGCCGGGCGTGAAGTGACGTGACGCGACAGTGCTACAGGCGGCCGCGTCACGTCACGTCAGAGCGGGCATTCGGGATGCGGGTGAACTTCCTCGCCGTCCTCCTCGAAGCACAGGCCACAGGACAGCAGTCGGGGCGCTGCCCGCTCGGACGCTGCCGCGAGCAGGGGCCACAGGATGATGCGGTGCACCACCATCAGCGCCTCCGACCCGTCCGCAGCCGCCACGGTCGTCACATCCGGCCGGCACGGGCACGGCGCGCCGGTGGTGGCGTGCTCGATGTCATCCCCGACCGGCACCACGTGCAGGGCGTCGCTCTCGCCCACGGCTCCCTGAAGGCTCGACGCGGTCACGGCTGCATCCCGGTGGGAACGGGGAGCCCGACGCTCTCCAGCAACGCCCGGTTGGCTTCCGCGGCGCGGCCCGGGCGCTGCTCGCGGTGGTTGAGCGGGCAGCACGCGGCGTGGATCGCCTCGTAGTAGGCGCGGGTCAGGTCGATGGCCTCCGCGTCCGTGCGGGCACGCCCGTCCTTCAAGGCGCCCAGCAGTGCGTCCACGGGGTGCCCGAGCTCGGCGTTGCCCGGCACACAGCGGCCAGCGCGCGCCTCCCACGACGGGGCTCTCAGGGCGTCGCCCATCGCCTCCCACAGCATCTCCCAGGTGGGGCCCTGCGCGAACGGGGCGATCCGGCGGGCCTGCTCGCGCAAGGCCTTCACGCGCGCGATCGCATACTCCGCGGCGTTCAGGCGGGTGATGGTGTGCCGCAGCGCGTGCTCCCCGTACGCGGCCTCCCACTGCTTCAGCGTCTCGTGGGAGCGGCGCGCATCCCGCCGGGCGTCTACGAGCTCCACAGCCTGCCGCGCGGCCTGCCCCGTCGCGTGCTCCATGCGGGCAGTAGCCATCTTGCTCGTGGCCTTGTGGTGTCTGGCCCAGCGGCGAGCGGACAGCCACGCGTTCCGGTAGCGGTCGCGGGCTGCCTCGCACCGGTCCACGGCGGCGAGACCTTCCGCAAGAGCCGTCTCGGCGCGCCGCTCCGCTTCGGTGCGCCGGGCGCGGGCCTCCAACCCGGCCTCCTCCGGCTTCATGCCGTAGTAGATGCCGAGGTGGATCCACACCTGCCCCCACGTCCGGGCGTCCCGGACCAGGGCGAGGGTGCGCTGAGCGGCGTTCGGGGTCTGGGAGCGCAGGTTGAGGGCGGCGACGGCGGCCTTGCGAGCGTGCTCCTTCGCCTCGCGGAGAGCCTTGTCGATGCGGTCGCGGTCGGCCTCCATCTCCGCCGCCTTTGCCTTCCACATGGCGCGCCCCGCTATGAGCTGCTCCATGCGCCGGTCGGACTGCTCGGTGACGCGGTCGCGGATGGCGTCCCATGGGGCGCTGGTACCGAGTCCGAGCGCCTCGGACAGGGCGGCGCGGTGCTCCTCGGCCTGTTCGGCGCGCTGCTTCGCCTCTCTCCACTGCCGGTTGCGCAGCCTGATCTGTGCCCACAGGTTCTGTATCTGGGTGGGGTCGGCGCCGTTGGCGCGGAGTCCGGCGCGGAGCGTGCGCACGTCGCCCTCGGCGAGGGTGGCGCGGAGCTCGGCCTGCTCGGCGCGCTGGCACTGCGCCATCAGGTCGCGGTGGCATCCGCGGTGGGCGAGGGCGTCAGCGGCGGTGGATTCCATGGCGCGTTCCATCGCCTCGGCGCGCCGCTCGTTCTGGCTGGCGCGGGCGCGCTGCTCGGCGAGCCTGGCGGAGACCCGATGGCACTGGGCCTCCCACTCCTTCGCAAGCTCGCGGTAGTGGTCGACGGTGCGCTGCATCATCCCGCCGACGCGATCGGCCCGGTGCTGCTCCTCAATCTCGCGGTAGGCGGCGAGCTCTGCCTCCGCCTGCTCGGCGCGCTGCTCCGTCTCGCGTATGGCGGCGTCGGCGGCCTGAACGGTCTGCCGGTGCCGTTCCATGGCGCGCTGTTGGCCGCGTTCGCTGGCGCGTGCGGCGTCGCCCTCGGCGAGTTCGGCCTCAACGTGCATGCACAGCAGGGCGGCCTCGTCGCTGCTGAGTACGCCACGCTTCGCCCGTGACAGCAGGGCTGACAGGGTGCGGCGGCGCCCGGTGCGCAGCTGCTCGGTTTCGGCGCGACGGGCGTCACGCTTGTGCTTCAAGGCGCGGCGGGTGCTGCTCACTGGATCGGCTCCACAACGGTGGTGTGACACGGGCAGGTGTCGGGGCATTCGGGAATGTCGAGGGGGATCCGGCGGCCGCTGTCGGCGGCGGGGTCCTCGGCCGGCTGCGGCGCTTCGGCGTCGAGAGGCCGCCACACGGTGTGCGCCTTCTCCACATGCCCGGACGCGCGGCTGCCGGTGCGCTCCCCGTCGTCGTCATAGGTGGCGAGGTAGTTCTCCCAGAACGTGACGCGGCCCTTCGCGCCCGCGAGGGTGTAGGGGCCCTCGTACTTCACCTCTGGCTTGCCGGTGTCCCGGTCGGTGATCGTGATGACGGCGCGGAAGACCGCTTTGCCGTCGGCTCCCATGTTGCGGGCCATCAGCGGCGCTCCCTGGCGCTGGAAGCGGTGGCCACCGGCCAGGCGCGCATGAGCTTGCGGGCGTGCAGCTCCAGCAGGTTGATGGCGCGGTCCATGCCGGGCGCGGTGTCCGGGAAGTAGCTCAGGCTCTGGGGGTGACCCTCCTTCTCCCGCAGCCCGTCGGCGAGCTCGCGGGCGTGTTCGGCGAGGACGATCCGGGCGGCAGCGTCAGCGGCCTCCAAGTCGGAAGGGCGCTCCTCGTCGTACAGCGTGTCGGCGAGCGCGCCAAGTACCGCGGAGGGGCGGGGCGCGTCGGGCATCTGCTCGGCGAGGACGTCGAGCGCAACGTCATGGGAGATGCTGCGGCCGTCGGCGTACTGGCGGGCGAGGCGTGCGGCGACGCGCAGCCCGGCCCGGTAGGCGTTGTGGGTCGGCCCGGTCTGGTGGGCGCGGGTGGACGCTGCCATGTGTTCGAGCACCTGTGACAGCCCTGCGGCGCCCGGGTACGGGATCGGCTCGTCGCCCTCGGCGAGCGCGGCCTCCTCCATGCGGTCGGCGACCTGCCGCAGCGTGTACGCGACGGCGGCCTTGCTCCTGTGCGGCGCTCCGGCCTCGACAGTGATGGAGTCGGGGTCGCCTTCGTCGGGCCGGATGACGACGAACGCCAGGGCGTCGCGGCCGTCGAGGATGGCGAGGCGGCCCCGCTCTTCGGGTATGACCAGACCTGCGGCCACGGCGTTGAGGAGAGCGTCAAGGCCTGCGGGGCGTTCCACGGTCGGCTCGGGGGCGGGGTGCGGGCTCGACTGCTCACCGTCGGCGGGGTGCACATCATTGGCGGCGGGACGCGCGGCGGCGCGCTGCTCGGCCTGCTCGATGACGGTCGTGATCGCGGCGCGCAACTCCGGTATCTGGGCCGCCGGTACGGCCACGGGTACGGTGTCGTCGGGCTCGTCGTCGCCCGCGCACCGGGTGCCCGTGAACGTGGTCCAGTCGTCAGCGAGGGTGACGATGAGGGAGTCGCCCGTGTGGTCAGTGAACTCATACGCGGTGCGCGCGTCGAGGTGGCGGTCGAGGGCGCGGGCCTGTTCGGCGGGAAGCCACACGTTGGTGAGCGCGCCTCCGATGGTGAGGTCTTCGGCCTCGAACCACACGTAGGGGCGGTGCGTGGAGTCGTGTACGGGCCGGATGGTGAGTCGGTGGTCCTGCGCGTCGGTGTAGGCGTACGGGGCCTGTTCGACGGTGGGCTCGGTCTCGGTCTCGGTGGCGTGCTGCACGGTCATGGCTGGGTGTTCCCCTTCGGGGTGGACGCCGGGGTGATGGCTCGGCAGGCGATGGTCAGGACGTGGGCGGCGATGCGTGGGCCGAGTTCCAGGACGGCGAGCGGCCACAGCAGCAGCGCGGACATGCGTGCGGGGCGATCAGCGCCTCCGGGCCGGCGGAGGGGCGAGCACCTTCGGGGCGGGCTGCTTCGGTGCGGCGGGGACCTTCGCAGCGGGGACCTTGGCGGCGGGCTGCTTCACGGTGGAGCCGGGGCGCGGCGTCGTCCCGGTGTGCGAGCCGTAGCCGGGCGTGTAGCCGGAGCCGGACGCAGAACCGGAGCCGGAGCCGAACAGCGCGCACGGGCGCACGCCGGACGGCACCAGGTCCACCGAGCCGGCGTGGGACACCGGGCACCGCGGCAGGTCGTCGTCGGTGTCGGTCATGACCACGGAGAACAGGGCGATCAAGCCCACGGTCAGAGCGGCGGCCGAGAGGAGTGCCGTCGCGTTACGACGGCGGTAGTGGTTGTACACCTGACGCCTTTCAAGGGGTGGTTGAGCGTGGCTACAGAAGGGGTTGCGCGTACGGGCCGGGCTGTTCGATGTAGTGCTCATCGCCGGGGAAGCGGCCCCCCCTGTCGGGGGTGAGCACCTGCCAGGCGGGCGTGTCCAGGGCCATGCCGAGGAAGCGGGTGGTGTCCTGGGCGGGGCGCAGGCGTACCACGTGGCCGTTCAGCACGTCATCGAGCTCGGTACCGTCGGCCGGGTCGAGGCCATCGCACACGAGCTGTTCCGCGGCCCTGGTCACGACGACATACGCGAGCCGGTAGGGCAGTCCGGTGGTGACGAGTTCGTAGGCGCGGCCGGGCCGCTTGCCGAGACCAACGGTGTACGAGTACGGCGGCGCGTGCCCGGCGGGGTCCATGAGGTGCGTGACCTTGTGCGGCGGCAGATAGTCCGAGTCGTTCGGACTGGCAAACATCACTTGGCGGCTTCGGCGGGCAGCAGGGCGTACCGAAGGGACATCGCCACGGCGCGGCCTTCCGGTCCGCTGGTGCGGTCCAGGCGCTCCGTCTCCGCCCGGGCGTGCTCCAGAGTGCTGCCGTAGGCGTCAGCCCGGTGCTGGAAGATCTGGATTCGGGTGGTGTGGTCTTCCTCGGAGCAGCGGGATGCGGCCTGCACGGAGCGGATGAGGAGCGTGGCGAGGCTGTTGCGCATCTCGGCGGTGGCGTGCCCGAGCACCCACAGCAGGTGTCCGCCGGTGCTGAGCGGGTCATGGGGGGCGACGGGTTCCTCACCGGCGCGCAGCCGCGCCACCTCGGCGCGCAGCGCTTCGAGTTCGGCCACCAGCTCTGACGTGCTCTTCTGCGGCGGGGTGGGCGTGTCCAGGTCGATGGCGGGCGCGTCCGGGGTGGGGGCGGTGGCGGTGGCGTCGGTGTCGCTCATGGGGTCCTTCCCCTGGGGTGATGGCTGTCGGGTAGACGGAGTGAGGGCCCGGATGCGTTACAGGTGGGCCCGGTGGGCGAGTTGGGGCGCTGGTCAGGGCTGCCGGGTGTCGAGCTCCTCGGCGCACCAGGCGGCCAGGTCGCGGAGGGCTTCGGGGCTGAGGGCGCGCAGCAGCGGCACGACGCGTTCCTTGTCGGCGAGGACAGCGGCCGTCATGGGCGCGGCGGGGATGGCGCCGGGGTTGTAGGCGACGAGGGCGCGGTGCGCGCCGACGGTGAAGGCGGAGCCGTCGGGGATGTTCACGGGCGTTCCCTTCGGGGAGCGGGCCCGGGGCGCAATGGTGTCCCCGGGCCTGCGGGCGGGCGTCAGAGCGTGGCGGCGTCGGCGGCTGCGAGGACGGGAGCGGTGAAGGTGCGGGCGACGGCCACGGCGGGACGGCGCCAGCCCGGGGACTGGCACAGGAATTCCCAGACCTCTTCGGTCAGCGCGACGTACTGATGGCCCTCGTGGTCGGGCACTTCCCCGGGGCGGTGTGCGCCGTTGACGTCGATGAGCGCGCCGTCCGGGCGGACGACGACCACGTGTTCGAAGCGGCAGGCGCACAGCTCTTCGTCGGGGCTGTCGCTGCACAGGTCCGGGTCGTAGCAGCACTCGTCCGAGATGATCACGGCCATGGTCCAGCCGGTGACTTCGAACAGGGCGCGGGCCAGGGCGTGGCACTGCCCGCGGATGAACGCGGTACGCGCCCGGTCATCAAGCTGTCCGGTGGTGACGGTGACCGTCTCGCCGTCCGCGCCGAGGAGAGCGATCTCCAGCCCAAGCGGGAGCGGGTAGAGCGCTGCCAGTTCGCCCATGACGCCGTTCAGGAAGTCGATGGCCTCGGTCGATGCTGTGGTGCGCGCCTCGTCGTACTCGGCGTAGAAGTCTTCGTCAGCGTCGCCGCACGGGTCGCGGTACTGGTCCAGCGACGCCTTGTGGCGGTCCGCGAGCGCCCAGAACTCGATCAGGAGATCCACGATTGCGGCGCTCATGTCCCGGTCCTTTCCGTGGGGTTGTCCCCGGGCCGGCTGGCGGGCAGGGAGCACTCATGGGCGGGCGGGAACAGGGGCTGTGCGTCGCCCCGGTCGGCGTCGTTGTCGCGGTCGGCGTCGTTGTCGCGCTGGACGCGATCGAGGATCACGTCCGCCGTGTCGGGGTCGAAACACAGGAGCAGATCCGTCATCAGGTCGGAGGCCTGCCAGTGCTCGGGCTCGTGCAACTCGTGTTCGCCGACGCGGGCGGCGTACTCGGTGAGGACGGCTGCGGCCGCCGCGCGGCTCACGGCGCAATCTCCGGCGGCTGCGGCTGCTCCGGCAGCGGGGCGCGCAGGACGGCGAGGGCGGCGAGTACGGCGCGCGACACGGTGCCGAGGAACTGGCCGCGCTGTCCGTCGGTGCGCTCGGCGAACCGGTCGGCGGCCAGGGTCATGAACTGGGTGGTGGGCGCGCCTTCGTCGGTGGTGAGCGTGGCGAGCATGGCGGGCGTTGCGCGGTGCAGGTCGATGGCCATCTCGACGACGACGGGGTGTGTGGTGAGGGTGCGTACGGACTCGTCGAACGTGGGGCTGAGCGGGGCGGCGGTCATCGGGCGTGGCTCTCCGATCGATGGCGCTGGACTTGAGGGCGCGCAGCATGAAGGGCGGGACCGGCTTAGGTCGCGCGGTCCCGCCCCGGGCTGTGGCGGAGGGCTAGGCGGGCTGGAAGCGGACGCTGCGGCCGCCGTTCGGGGCGGTGAGGGTGAACGCCCCGGCGTCGTGCGCAGTGATGTCGGCGCCGTTGCGGATCGACTTCTGTGCGCTGGCCATGGCCATCCCCCACGGCATCGTGGCGATGGTCGTGCCGTTGACGGTCGCGGTGTACTCGCGGGCAGCGGTACGGGGCAAGACGGTGGCGCGCAGCACGTCGCGGCGCTCCTCGATGGTGGACACGGCTCGGTGGCCTTCCTGGTTGCGGTTCGGAGCGTTGGGGTGGGCAATCTCGCTCGTGATCGCCCGTAGGGTCCCCGGGCCGGCCGTCGGGCCCGGGGCGTGGCGGAGGGGTGCAGTGCTGATGTCTTCTACTGCCGCGAGCCCCGACCCGAGATCCGGGCGGGGCTGCGGTGCAAGGTTGATCAGTTCAGGGAGTTGAGCTGACACAGGCGGTAGCGCTTGCCGGACTCGGTCACCCAGGCGAACACGTCCCCCTTCTCGCGGGGCGAGTACGCGACCTCCGGGCACTTCTTGTGCCATGCGGCCTGCACCGTGATCTTGTATCCCTGCTTCTGCAACCGGACTGCCTGTTCACTCGTCATTTCTGCTCCCTCTCGTGACTGCCAACACCTGAACGGTACACCACGTCAAAGTCCGAGGGGAACAGAACGGGGCGAACTACCGCACCAGTTAGCGGATATGCGCGCGGGCCCGCGCGATCCACCAGCTCCGGCGCTCCGCCGGTATCGGCCACCGGTGCACGCCGAACTCCGCCCGGCCGTCCCCGCGGTCCGGGTAGCGGTGCACCGTCAGCGTTCCCCCGGGAAACACCTCGCACGGCTCACCGACCTCGAACACGATCCGGGTGCGGCCCATGCGCCGCACCCACGCGTACGAAACGGCGCCATGCTCCGGCACCTTGAAGCGCGGCGGTCCGATGTGCAGCCGGTAGCGGTCGCAGGCGGAGGCGATCGCGGGATGGTCGTGCTCGTCCTTCCAGTGACCGCAACGGGCACACTCCGGCGTCCTCGGCGACCGCGCGCACGGAACGGCCAGCAGCACCAGGCCGGCCGCCGGGCGCAGCGGCTCGGCCCGGTACGCGATACGGACCGCCTCCGCCTCCGCGGTGCCGCTTCCGCCGGTACGCAGCACCACGGCCAGCAGGGCGCGCACCAGGGCCCGGGAGACCGGCACGGCGCTCTCCTCGTCCTCGGCGGCGCTGAGGACGTACGCCTCATGGTCGGCGTCCAGCGGCCGCACACTACGGCAGGGAGTCGCAACAGCGGCGGGAACGGCGGCAGTCAACGGAGCTCAGTCCTTCCTGGACAGGGCTGCGCCCCGGGTCGGCTCGGTGGCCAGTCCGGGGCGCAGCAGGACGGGTCAGCGGCGGGAGAGGGCATTCCGCGGGGTGCGGGGCACCGTGGCGTGACGCGGCGCCGTAGCGGCCGCAGGCTCCGGCTCCGGCTCGGCGGGCTCCGGTTCGGGCGCGGGCCGGCTGGGGCGCAGCGGTGCGCCCGGGTCAGCCGTCTTCCTTCTCTGCGGTGTAGTTGGACTCAGCGCGCGCCAGGACATCGAGGCCGCTGTCATGGGCCCGTGTGTCGGCAAGGTGCGCAAGGTCGGTGACCAGGTCGGCGATATCGGCGCCCCAGCTCTCGGAGTACGCCTCCCACGCCTCCCGGGCGCGCTCTCCGCGCGACTGGGGGCTCTGGTTCTCGTCACGAGCGATGTCGTCCACGGGGATCCCTCCGTTCAGCTCAGGCCCGGCAAGGTGGCGCCGGAAGCGGAGGGATGATGCCGGGGCGCAGCGGTGAACGTCGCGCCCCGGCGGGAAGCGGCGGTTACGGCACGACCATCAGGTCGGCGATGAACGCGGCCACGCGCTCCGTCTCGTCCGCGGACACGGTGAGCACTTCGGTCTCCCGCCTGGAGCCGTCGGCGGCCGTCCGCACGTGCCAGTGGCCCCGGCGGATCCCCACCATCTCGTCCACGAACACTTCCTCTTCGCCCTCCACCGACACGTACGCGACGACGTGAGGGCCGGACCCGTCGAACTCGTCAGCGTCCAGGCCGTACGGGAACACCAGCCACGAGTTACCCATGTCGTCGTACTCCTCGCCGGTGATGCCATACGGGCGCAGCGCGGCGTTCAGGGCGTGGTCTGGGGTGTCCTCAAGGTGCAGCGTCAGGGCGTGCGCCTCCAGGCGGCCGCTGCCGTAGATGGCGGCCTCGTACCGCGAGAGCAGCGGGGACCGGTCCATCCTCCGGTACTCGGCCGCACCGAGGGCGTACAGGTGCTGCTCGTCGCTCTCCCCGGTGACGTCCTCCCACATGTCCCACGGCCACAGGTCACCGATCTCGTACCGGCCCCACGGGTCGGGCTTGACGACCTTCTGCCCGCCTTCACAGTCGTAGTCCTCGGTCCACGTGAAGGTGAGCGTGCCGTCCTCGGCGAACGCGGCCGTGAGCCCGCAGTCGGCGTCCTCCGTGTGCAGGTCGTTGACGATCTTCTCGGCCGTGGCCCGGGTGAACAGGTGCCCGGAGAACGGCGTCCACCCCGAGCTCAGCGGCAGCCCAACGTACGGGCCCAGCGACGTGCCCTCCACGGTGAACAGTTGGATGCTCAGGCGCTCCCCCGTGCTGTGCAGGGGAACGGTCACGGCGGGCGGGGCGGCCACGGGGAACAGCGGCGTCTCACTCATGGGTTGGGGTGTCCTCTCGAATGCTCAGCGGTATGGGGGAAGGGGGCAGTGCAGGCGGGCGTGTCAGCCGTCGAGCTCATCGGCCTGCCGGGGCGCAGCGGACGCGCCCCGGGGCCAGTCCGGGCTAGTTGGCGGAGCGCAGCCAGTCGCAGGCGGCCTTAAAGCCCTGCTCGCAGTCGTCGACCTTCGCGTCGCGGAAACCGTCGTCGAACTCGGCGCCGCCCGGGGCGCTCTCACCGCCAACGCGCACGGTGACCGTGGCGGGCGGGCGGGTCCGGTGCGCGCCATCGTCGGAGCGGGCCGCACCCACAGACGCCATGAACGCCACCACCACAAGGGAGCAGAGGACCAGGAGCGTGAAGAACGCGGAGATGCGCTCGCGGATGCGCTGGACGCGGAGGCGGAAGGCCTTCATCGCTGGCCTCCCTCGGGGAGCGTCAGACCGACGGCGCGGGCGGCCAGGAGCGCGGCCACGGCTTCGGCGTACGCGGTGTTGGCGTCGTCCAACTCCCACCCGGTCGCGCCCGCCCGCATCGCGTCGCCCGCCTCGGCCATGCGGCGCAGCGCGGCGGCGGGCTCGGTGACGTAGGCCAGGAGGCCGGCCGGGGTGATGCACCACGTCTCGTCGGGGTCGAGCACCAGGCCGCGGCGGTCGATGGCGTGGCCGTCGGGGCACGCGAAGTCCCCGTTGCTGATGGCGTGCAGCGGCAGCGTGCCGCAGGCGCCGCACATGATCGGGTTGGCTGCGGCCAATTCGAGGGCGGTGACGGTCGTCATGGGACCTCTTCCGTTGGGAGCGGGCCGGGCGGCGCGGCTCGCTCGTGCCGCGCCGTCCCGGTGAACCCAACGCTATATGACGTTCCCGCACACTGACAACCACATCAAAGCAGTGCGCGGCGGCTGCACCTCAATCGCCCAGCAAATTCAGGAAGTTGCGTAGAGCTGTGGTCCTCGGTCTTTGATGTGGTGTACAGTTCTTCTTGTTGGACGGCACGAGCGAGCCGGACAACACCCGCTCCCACTCACCCGACCAGAAGGGCCCGACCCCATGGCCATCACCCTCGCCAAGTCGCTGCGCCTGTACATCGCGATCATCGACGGCAGCGGCACCGTGATCGACGCCGAACCGGCCCACGCAGACGCCGACTACGTGCAGGCCTTCGAGGTTGCGTGCATCGTGGACTGCCTCGCCACCCGCCGCGTGCAGGCCATCGACCGGCACTCCGCCATCCTCACCGCGTCCGCCGAGATCGCCGCCGAGGAGAACGGCACGGGCGTCAGCCTGGACAAGCCGGTCCGCCCCTTCGTCGCGATCGTCAACGGCCACGACCAGGTCATCGGCGCCGAACCCATGGCCGCCATCGACTGGCAGGCCTTCGAGGTCGAGTGCATCGTCCACTGCCTCACCACCCGCTCCGTCGACTCCATCGACCGCTTCTCCGCCATGGCCACGGCGCGCGCCGAGATCGCCGCGGAGAACGCCGGGATGGTGTACACCCCGCTCGACCGCATCTGACACACCCCCACGGGCGCGCCGGACCCCACACGGCGCGCCCCCGGGCCCGGCACCACCGGGCCGGCCATGAGCCCCGAGCCCCCCGCTCGCGCGCGTAAGACGGTCTCACGGGTTCCACGAACGCCCCCCTTTCGCTGTTCAGCGCTTCGCCCTCCGGTCTCGTCAGTGGCGCGCTGCGGCGGTCTCTCCTTCCCTTCTCTGCCCTTGGAGGCATCCATGCCGTTCCTGACCCCTGCCCTGATCGAGCCGATCCCGTTCGACCCGTTCGCGGTGGGCCGCGACTTCGGGGTCCGTGAGGTCACGTCCCGCCTCATGGAGCGCGGTACGCCGGAGACCCGCCGTGAGCACGACTGGTTGCGGTGCCAGTTGGAGCAGGCCCTCGTGAAGGTGGAGGAGGTGGTCCCTGAGGGGATGTCGCTCCGTATGCGGTCGAAGGACGGGATGGTCTACCTGGCGTTCTCGTCCGGGCTGTTGGGGAGTGGCCGCATCGCCTCCGGGATCGACGCGTTGACTGGCCGGTCGGTGTTCCAGGTGCGCGGGTCGGGGCTCGCCGCTCCCGTGGCCGCGTCGGTGCTGGCGTCGGTGCGGACGCGCATCGTCGGGTTGAAGCGGCCCATGCGGATCGTGGCCCGTCCTACGGGGCCGTCGGCGTTCGACCCGGCGCTGTACCGGCCCACCCGGCTGATGACGTTCCGCCCGCGGGGAATCGGCTCTAGCGATGCCTCGAAGCACGCTCGGGTGGACGTGATGACGTGCTGGGTCGATGACGTGTCCGGGCTGCTGGGCGCTCTGGTGACGGGTGTGGAGGTCGGGCGCGAGGCCGTAGCCCGAACGATGCCGCCGGATGCCGTCCACGCGTACTCCGATGACGCGGTGCGCCTCAGCCACTGAGCCGGCCGTGGGGCGCGGTGTCTGCGCCGCGCCCCGCCTCCCCTTGTTCCGCTGTGTTCCGCACTCGGCCGTAGGCGCTCCCGGGCGTCGCGGCCGTGTGCAGGGCGCGCCGTAACCGTGCCTCCCGGGCCATCATCCGCCGCCCGGTGTCTCTCTCATCCGTCAACAGCCCCGGAGGGCTCACCATGACGACTGCCGTCCGTACCGACCTGTACGCGCTGATCACCGAGACTCAAGCCGAGATCCGCGAGTGCGAGAAGAGTCCCCGCGCGGGGACGCTGCGCACCCTGATCGAGCGCCTGGAGGCCTTCCCCGGAGATGAACTGTCCGGTGAGGCGTTCGCGGCGCTGCACCAGGCCGTGCGGGTGGCGTCCGGCGCCATCACGTCCCCGGAAACGTCGGCGCTGGTGGATCTCGCCTACGAGTCCGAGGTGATGTACCGGGAGGGCCCGGAGGAGAGCGCGCAGGACGAACCGACGTTCGCTGTCGTGGTCCGGCTCACGGCCATGTGCCACGCCCGGTTCGCAGGCCTGAGCCGCACGGACCTGTGCAAGGCGCCATGGGAGCGGTCCTACCGGAAGGGTGTCGCGGCGCTCGGGGTGCTCATGGAGGAGATCGCCGACGCGCCCGAATGGAACGCCCACCGGGTGGAAGCCACGATGCTCGCCTTCGAGGCGGACGTGCGGCGCGCCATCGCTTACCGGGCCCTGTACGCGGCGCGTGACGCGCTGGTGAAGGTGGCCGAGACGGCGGGGCTCTTCGTCATCGGCGGCCGTCAGCCCGTCCGCGGTCTGGAGGGACGCGGCTGGGTGCGGCGGATCGGCAACGCCCTGTGGCAATTCGAGGTCACCGAGGCGCGTCCGCTGGAGAAGGCGCGGGGCGGGCTGATCGTCGCCACCCTCGTGGCCCCCGGTGCGGCCAAGGAGCGTCACGCCCTGCCGCGGCGCTTCGAGTACGGGCCGCACCGTGCCGCGGAGGACGCGGCCTTGGAGCGGATCTGACAGACCGCCGGCCGGGGCGCACCGTCGGCCCCGGCCCCCTTGCCCGCTGCCCCCTCCCCTCGGCCGTACCGCGGCCGTGCGTAGGGCGCACCGTGCCCCTGAATGACCTTGTGAGGAGACCGTCATGCTCGCTCCGATCTCGCCCTTTGCGCCGTTGAAGACGGCCGAGCCGGAGTCACCCGGTGCGGCCGTGCACTCGGCCAGCGGGTTCCCGCCGCCGTGCGTCCCGCTGCTCTTCACCGATGGCGACCGCTACGAGTGGCCCGCCGCCGGGGACGTGTGGGAGCGAACCGCCGGATCGTGGAGGCCCGTTCCCGAGGGCGGTTCCGGATGGCTCTCCGACGGGGAGGTCCGGGCGCAACTGCACCGGTCCGTCGTCCAGTGGGACCCGGGTCACCGGTTCGTGCCCGTGCGGCCGTGGCGGGCGAACCTCCCCGGGAAGCAGCTGCGCAGCGTCGAGGACGTCGAGGGCCTGGTCGTGGACGGCGCCCGATCCGCGGCCGCTTACGTCGAGCAGGCCAACCAGTTCGTTCCCCTGCGGGACTTGGTGGCCGACTACGACGAAGACTTCGCGTACGACCTCCCCGCGAGGCTGACCATCCCGGATCTGCGTCAAGCTCTGGCCGCGATCCTGGAGGGCCACGCGCACCCCCAGGTCTCCTACGACCCGTCGGCGGGCCGGTTCCACGTCCGGTACGAGCTGGAGCCGCTCGACGGGTGGCGTGCCGGATACCCGACGGTCGAGGGCTGTGCCCTCACGTTCGTGCTCGCCGCGTATCCGGCGGATGCCTAGCCGTGCAGCCCGCCCCTGAAAGTCGTTGAACCCTGGGGTCGGCCCCGCGGCCGGCCCCGTCCCTTCCCCTGGAGAGAGCACATGGCGAACAAGAACGAGCGGGGCAGGATCGGTGACCTGCTGCTCGGTGAGGCGGTGGCGCTCGCGGAAGCGCTGGAGCCGTTCGGGCAGACGCTGCTGACGATGACGCCGGACACGTGGCCGGAGGACGCCACCGCGGTGCGCGTGGCTCACCACGGGTTCGAGGTCGCATTGGAGTCCGCGCGCGCCGTGGGCCACGGGGTCAGCCTGGTGGAGATCGCCAGGCAGACCGAGGAGCGGCGGGAGTACTTGCGCATGGGTGGCCCCGGACGTCTGGGACCGCAGTAACTGTCCTTCCCGGCCGGGCGGTTCCGCCGCCCGGCTGTCCCTTCCCCCTGTTTTGGAGAGAGAGCAATGCCTACTTCGCCCCGCCAATCGGTGCTGCCGTCCGTTGACCTTGCCGCCCGAGTGACGATGCTGCTGGCTCGCACGTTCCCCGAGTGCGTCCCCGGTCATCAGGACGGGTTCGACGTGCACTCGCTGGATTACCGGGAGCCGCGCCGCATGTTCGTCCGCTGGGTTGCCGGCGTGGAGCCGCGCGCGGCCGCGCTGGACAAGCGGGCGGAGCTGGCGGCCGTGCTGGAGCAGGCCGGGTACGTGGTGACGCTGCCCCCGGGGCTGGTGGACACGTACGTCGCTGACCGGCCGCACCGCGATTCCGGCTCCCGGTACGAGGTGGTGCCGACCCTTGATGCGCGGTGGCTGGTGATGGACCGGTGGACGCGGGTCCACGCCGCAGTTGTCGAGACGGAGGAAGAGGCGCAGGCGGAGGCGGCGCGCTGGGACCGGGGCCAGGCTCTCGCGGACGCGCGGAAGGCTGTGGTTCCTGAGCTGTTGCCGTACCTGGACGGCGCGGATGAGCTGCTGGGCGATGGCGTGTGGTGGCTGCACCGCGAGGTCCACGACATAGCGCGGTACACCGAACCGGTGCGGCATGAGCGGCTGGATGCCCTGGTCGACGTGGCCAACGCCCTGCGGCGCGGCGAGCACATCGGGCATGCGGGCCGCTTGGTAAAGTACGCGACGCCCTACCCCGGGACAGCCCTGAACTCGCGGTTCGAGGTGCATTGGGTGCCGCAGAGTGAGGCTCCGGCCGTCGGGTACTTCCCGGATCCGACGTGGGCGCACTTCCCTCAGCAGGACGCGGCGATAGCGGTGTTGGCCGCGGGAGGCCTGGTACCGGCCCGGTTCGGTGTCGGTCTCGGCTACGGGGCCTACATGTGCGAGTCCGCGGGGTTCATGGTGAGTTCGCGGGAACCGAGGGACGTCAACGCTCCCGGGTTCGTGGTCTCCGCGGCCGGTGACTCGGCGGTGGAGCAGCAGGGGCGGGTGCCTGAGGTGATGCGGGCGGCCGGCTGGCGGGTGTCCGACGATCAGGACTGGCCGGACTCGTGGACGGTGTACCCGCCGGAGGCCGGGTAGCGGTCTGGCTTGCGGGGGTGAGGCCCGGGGTTTCCGGGCCTTTCCCTATCCCAACTCTTTGATGTGGTGTACGTTTTTCATGTTGGCAGTCACGAGCGAGACAGCCAGCGCAAACGCTCCGAAACACGACCAGAAGGGGCACCATGCCCACGACCATGACCGGCGCCCGACACTCCGTCGCCGACATCCTCACCGCCACCCGCCCGCAACTGGGCCCCGAATGGATGGCGTTCCCCGCCGGTGACGGCCGCACGGGAAGCCTGCGTTCCCACTTCGGGCACGTCGTCACCTTCGACGGCGTCGCGGGCCGAACCCTGTTCGCCACGGCCCTGCTGCCCAACGGCGGCCGCGCCCCGTACGCGGGCATGGCGAAGAACGTCACCACCGAGGCGTTCGCGGCCACGCTCACCGAGATGATCCGGGGCACCCTGGCGCCTCTCCACGACTCGGTGTCCCCGGCACGGCTCACCGTCGAAGAGGTTTTCAAGGCTGTCGGCGGCCGCGCCCGCGGGGCGACGTGGCGTCACGGCACGGCGCACATCCACTGGATGCTCCGCAGCGGCGGCCGTGCACGTGTGGAGGTCCGTTCGCCGAACGGCGTCGCCCAGCACGCCCAGTTGCGCGCAATGCTGACGATCAGCGACCCGTCCGCCGAGGAAGCCGCCGCGGTGCTCCGCGCTATCGACACCACGAATGCGGACCTGCGGCAGCACGAGCCCGTTCACGGCGACCTCGCCACCCTGCTGAAGGCGGCCGGGCCCGGGCTGCGTCCCGTCGCCACGTACGACCGGCCCCCGCTGGGCGGACGGCTCACCTCGATCCTCACGGTCGATGACCTCGTGACCGTCGAACTTGGCTACCGCAACACGGGCCCGGACGCCTGGGTCGGTCAGATCGGTGTGTACGGCTCCCTGCGCAACGTGCTCGCCGCCGCCCGCTCGGTCTGACCCCTTCCCCCTTCACCATCCGGCCGGCTGCGCGCACCTCGCGCGCGGCCGCGCCTGGCTCGTCGATACGGAGTTCCCATCATGAGCAGCCCCGCCATCCTCGGCATGAAGCGCACGCAAGCTTCCATTGCCGCGAAGAAGCGCACCCTGCAAGCCCAGTTGGCCACCCTCGATGAGCGGCTGAAGTCGATCAAAACCGAACGCGTGGCCGCAACCCATCGCGTGAACCGCCTGCGCGGCCTCCACGACAACGCTGCGGCTCAGCTCGAAGAGCACCGGGAGCTGCTGTCGGTGCTGCCGGAGGACCCGCGCCGCGACGAGCGGATCGCCGGGGAGGCCAAGGATGTGGAGGCGCTGCGCCGCGAGCTCCCCTACGCCCGCGCCCTGGCCGCTGCCGCCACGGTCGCGGAAGAGGCCGCCATGATCGATGTCGACTGGTGCAAGCAGGACTTGCTCAACGTGGACCGTTCCCCGCGCGCCCAGCACGGAGAGGCCGAGCCTGTTAGCGGGCGCGCCGAATCGCTGGCAGTCGCCGCGGGGTATGAGCTCATCCACACTCATCGGCGTTGGGAGACGGGCGAGTGGAGGGAGATGAACCGGTATCACCTGACGCAGAGCAAGACGACCCGGCTTCTCGACCTCTGGCTTCGGGCGGACGGCGCGCGCGTCCTGCGCGATGCGGCGGGCATCCTGTTCATCGCGCGGCCCGAGGCGGTCATCGAGCTCCGTCCCACCTCGCTGCGGGTCGCCCCGAACGAGGGTGACGTCCTGGTCGCCGCGCTCGCCGCGTACGGGCTGAAGGCCTTCGAGGGGAGCGAGGACGGGCCTACCTTCCTCGTGGTGCCCTTGGACCCGTCCACGCCCGAGAGCGAGATGTACAACGGCCCGCGGCTGCTGATCTCCTCCGGGGAGGACGCGGATCGTCCCGTCCGCGAGCACGACGAGCCGTGGGTGACGGCGCTGTACGACGCGGACGGCAACCACATGGACGAGGTGTACGCCGGTGAGCCCGGCCGCAGCATCGCCCAGGACTCCGCGTCGTGCGCCCGGGCCATCGCCGAGTTCGCAGCCCGCGACCTGTAGGCCACAGCTGCCCTGCGGGCGGTGTCAGTTGACGTTCCCTGCCGCGCCGTCGGCGGCCTGTGCCATAGTGGTCGGGCCGCCGGTGTCCGGTCGGCAGTGCTCCCCGCCGCTGCGGGGGTGAACCTACGCGGTCGAATCTCCGGGCCGTCGAGTGCACTTTGTCCCCGCCGAAGCGGGGGTTCCCGGTCACGAGCGTGCGGCCGGCTCTGCTCCCCGCCGTCGCGGGGGTGACTCCTCATGCTTCCCATGAGGCTCCGCTGACCATGCCCCGCGCTTGTGGGGGCGAACCGGAGGAACTGAAGTGTCTCGAACCACGTCGCGGCCGCACCCGTTGGCCGACTACGCCGAGCGGATCGACGCCGAGGCCGTCTACACCGTGCGGCAGGTCGCTGCGCTGATGGAGCTCGCGGTGTCGAGCGTCGACGGGATGGCGCGCTACGGGTGGCTGCCCGGCAGCCGTATGCGCCCTCACCGGCGCGGCGGCCGCCAGTACACATGGACGGGGCGGCAGTTGCTCCGGCTCGCCTTCCGCCCCATCAGGGTCCAGTACGACCACGAGCGGTTCTCCGCATCGACGCTGTACCGGGTGGGCTGCCGGTGCCCGGTGTGTACGGCCGCGCACAGCGCCGAGAGCAAGGACCGCAGGCGGGCGCTTGCCGAGGATGCTTTCCCCGAGCCGAAGCGGCGACGGCTGGTCGAGCTCGTCAGCGGCTCCATGCCGGTGCCCGACGCTGCCCAGAAGATCGGGGTGACGATCTACCAGGTCTACGGGCGTGCCGCATGGGATGCCGAGTTCGCGGAGGCGCTGGACGAGGCCGGTTGGTCGCTGTGCGTTCTCGGCGACGACTCGCCCGCGTGCGGGACCGCTGGCGCGTACCGGGGGAACCCCTCGGTGACGTCGCCGAGGCCCGCGTGCCGGGGCACCGGATGCCGGGAGTCGCGGCGGGAGAGCTCGCGGAAGGAGCGCGGCGGGGAGCTGGTGGGCGGCTGAGCGCGCCTGCGGCCGGCGGTGGCCCCGGACTTCGGTCCGGGGCCGTTCGCATGCTCAGGCCGGGGCGTCGAGGACCGCGGTGACGTACGAGGTGATGACGCTCTTCTCCTGCTCGGTCAGTGCCTTGCCCCGGCGGGCGAGAAGCACCTGGTCGAACTCTCGCATGACCCTGACCAGCAGGTTGTCCTCTGTGGCTTCCAGCATGCGGAGGGTGGCTTGAAGAGCCCCGTTCAGGGTGTCGGCGGCAGAGGCTGTGAAGAGGAACCGGTCGCCGATGCCGAAGTAGCCGCGCAGCCCGTGTAGGTCGCGCACGCTGGGTGTCTTCTCGCCGTTGCACAGTCGGCGGACCCACTCGTGGCTGCGCTGGAGATGCTCTGCGATCTCCTGGCGGATATCGGCGGGCCGCTTTCCCGTCTCGGCGATGCGCGCCTGGTACAGCGCGTGGACTCGCGCGCACACCCGCTGCTCGATGTCGTCGTCGGGAACCTGCCCGCCGTTGAGGAGCGTCTGTACATGGGCGACCGGCAGCGCCGTGCGGCGTGCGAGTTCTGCCGCGTTGAGCACCTCATCGCGGTCGCGGCCGCTACCGGCGATGAGGTCGTTTATTCGTGCCAATGTCGCACAAAGGGCGGGATAGTACTGGCTCACTGATGACGCTCCCCGTGTGTGGCTGGTCAAGCCCCTGGGCGTGCGGGCCCATGTGGAGGGTCAGCCTAGTAACCCACGATGGTTGGCGGATCGACAACTATCGTTGACAGCTAAGTTTCCACATACAAAGATCTCGGACAGTGGCGCGTCAGTCACAGCGCGGATTGAGCGTTGGCTGACGTGAGCGCTCTCCCCTCTCCTCACCCTGTAGCACGGAGGGTCCGTATGAACGCGACGTCGCCGGATATGCCGGGCGCATGGGACGGTGGTAGTTCCTTGTCGTGGCCCCACCTGCCGGAGAAGGCGCCGTTCCCCACGGGCATTGGCATCACCCGCCGCAGCCGCTTCGCCGTGGCGACCACGGCGATGGCGCCGATACAGGCCCGGAACGTGGCGCGCACCATCCTGGAACTCATCCTCACGACGTCGGAGGCCTCCAACGCGGTCAGCCGACAAGTCCAGGCCTGTGTCGCCGAGCTCGTCGCCATCGCCTACACCCGCAACGTCGGCTCGCATCTGCTGTGCGAACTGTGGCGCGACAGCGAGCACGTGTTCACCGCGGTGCAGCACGCCGAACCCCTGCCGCTCATGCCCGACGACACCACGATCGGCCTGCGCGTGGTGAAGGCCCTCGCCGACGACTACGGCTCGCACATGGTGGACGGCGTCTTCCAGATGTGGGCGGCGGTCCGCATCGCCTGACGGTGTTCCCCGGGGGAACAGTCCGCTCACGCGTACACCTGCCGGTACTCCAGGGCGCCCGGCGGGAGCAACTCCCAGTGCTCCATGCGCTGCTCCGCCTCCACGCGGGCGGCCGCTCGCTCCTCGGCTTCCGCCCATAGGTCCGCGCACGCCCGCGGCGCGCTGCTGCCGGAGGTGAGCCGGTCGATCTCCTCCGAGGTGAGCAGCACCCGGTCAGGGCGTGCCCCTTGCAGCCCTCGGGGAATCCGGCGGACGCTGCCACGCCCGGGCGGGGTGAGTGCGCGCACCTTCTCCCGCAGATGCTGGGTCTGCTCCCACCGGGCGGCGAACTTGGCGGGACGCTTGGCCAACCACCCGTCCCAGCGGTTTTCGTCGGCCGGCGCCTGGCGGTAGGGGCGGACCGAGCCGTCAGGCAGGATGATGTGCCCGCTGTTGGCCTGACGGCGGAGCTCCGCGGAGAGGTAGGCGCCGACGTTCCGCGGCCGCCGCTGCACGTTCCACCGCGCGAGCTCCCGGGCCGTCTCCTCCCAGCTCCAGCCCGCAACGAACAGCGGCCGCAGTGCGTAGGCGAGCCGTCGCACGCATGACCCTTGCGTCCACCAGGTGTGAAGCTGAACCTGCCGTGCCTGCCACATCGCCCCCGCAGCCTGCTGCGGACTCCACCCCGTGGGGTTCTTGGGCTGGTGCGGGGTCTTCTCGGCGCCAGCGCGCTTGCGCGCTGTGTCTTTCTTCCCCCCACCAACTCTTGCTGTAGTACGGGGCTTAGGTACCTGCACAGAAGGGGTCCACGAGCCCGAGTTATCCACAGGCTTAGGTGTGCTCCTTTTGGCCTGCTTCGCCTGGGCTTCAGCGACCGCGAGGACGCGGCCGTCCTCGGTCACTCCGACGACCCTGGCCCCGTAGCCGTCTCCGTCGATCCGCCGGCCGTGCGCCTGGTCCCACACCGGGGGCGCCACGGGCGCGTAGATCGTGGCCGTGCGCTTGAAGCCCACGCCCGGGCCGAAGCCGTCGCCGTGCCGGGTACGGAGTGCGTTGCGGCGGGCGCTTCCCCGCTCCACCCAGACCAGCAGGCCGAGCGCGCGCAGGTACCCGACGTGCTGGGCGATGCAGCTGCGCGACAGCCCGAGCCGCTTGACCATGCTGTCGAGGCAGTAGGCGACCGTGCCGTCTTTGCTGCCCGGCATGCGCGCTGCGATGTCCTCGGCAACCCGGATGGTCGTCTTCCCCGCGCCCGGGCAATACCCGGAACCGACCATGAAATGGACCGCCTTGAGGAAGTCCTCGGGGCAGCGAACACGACGAGAGGAGGTGCTGGTGACCCACTGCTGACGCTCTTCTTGCACGAGCGTGAACCCGAGGGTGGGAACGCCCTCGGTGGCGGGGATCACGGCACTGTTTTGTCGGCGCGTCGCCGGGATGGGCTGGCAGCGCGCGCGGGCATGCGGCATCATGGCTCCTGGTTCGGGCACTGAAAAAGGGCATGCAAAAGCCCCATTTGGGTCCCGGAAGGTCGAAATTCGGAGAGCCGATCAGACGATCGGATCTCCTCGTCGGACCTGTTACGTCCGGCGATGAAGGGCCGTAGAAGGTCGCTCGGGTGCGAACCGGGCGATACGACCGCGGTCAGCGGGATGAGGGTCGTGATCCGGGGTGCGAGCCGGATCGGGAGCCGTTTCCCGCGGGTCAGCTAGGGCATAGACCTCCGAGGGGGAGCGCCAACACCACGAACTCCAGCAACACATCAAGGCCCACCGGATGCCGGCGCACGACGCGCCGCCCGGTGGGCCTAGTGCTTGTTGCGTGATCCCACCCGCAGGCAGGTACATTGGTGCTCATCGAGACCAGATCCTCTGTGTTAGGTCTCCCAGAGCCCCGCCAGGGCGCTTGGCTGCAACGGTTTGGACGCCGGGTTGCAGCAAGCGGGCGGGGCGTTTCTGGTTCTGTGTGGTGTTGTCATGGGTTCCTCGCGTGTTGCGCGCGCGAGGCATGTTGACCGCGATGCTAGCGGTCCGCTTCAGACTAGACCGTCCCCTGCCCCTCACGGGTGCAACATCCGGCGCAGGGGCGCGCGTGTCGGTGACAGGTCATCAGCGTCCCTCTTGGGCCCGGTTGTAGAGCCTGCTGGCCTGATCGGCTTGGTACTCGGCGAGGTCCTGCTCGGGGACGTAGGCGACGGGCAGGCCGGTGACGGTGTCGCAGATGGCCCACGGCAGCGGCTTGCTGCGGTAGCGCTGGTTGTCCTGGGGCCGGTGCTCGGACTTGTAGCGGGCGGTGGGCTGCCATCGGTCGGACAGCGGGCCGGCGGACTGGAACAGGTCGCTGATGCGCTGCTCGGTGTCGGGCGATGCGCTCTCGGGCTCGACGGCTGTCGGAGAGCTCGGAGGGGCGGGCCAGTCGTTGGTGTTGATGCCGACGGCCGCCAGCTCCGGCATCGGCGTGCGGGTGCTGCGAGCCATCAGGTAGGTGTTCTGCTCCTCCCGGGTACCGGCCTGCCGGAACCCGAGTGCGACGTGCATCGCGCGCAGCTCGCCGGTGAGTTTCTCGGCGGTCGCGAGGTCGTTGTTGTACTGCGCGGCGGAGAGGGCATGCACCATGCGGGTACGCCAGGCAGTAATCGAGTGAGCCTCCACAGCTACATCCTCGCTGGTCGGTTCTGTGCATTCACTGTGCCGTCACCAGGTCTCCACGAGCCTTCCGAGACTCCTGCTGAGGGGGCACACAGTCACGGCGCAGCCACTTGAAGGCGCTGGCAGGGCCGCGGGTGAAGGCGCACGCGCTTGTACAGCGTGACGCTGCCCTCGCGGCGCACGGTGACGCTTCCCTTGCGGCGTCCGGCGCGCAGTACCTTCGTCATCTGGTCGGGTGTCAGGCCGATGAGAAGGGCGCTCTCGTCAGCACCGATCCAGGTCTCCCACGGTAGTTGATTCACGTGCTGCGCGACGTTGGCGGCGTGCATGGCCGCTCCCCCTTTCGTCTTCTGGTGGGCCGGTTCGCTCGTACCGGCGTCGGAGTGGCACACCTAGGTTAGTGCACGCCACGTCAAAGACTGCAAGAGCGTCAACTTCCTTGCCTGTGAGGCAAAGCAGTCTTAGGAAGCTGTGAACACGCCGAGCAGGTTATGTATCAAGTTGGTAACTGAGTGGTGCCCGGGCTTGCCGTGACTGCTAAGTGAACTGCCCCACTTGCCCCGGATTCACCTAGGAGTACTACGGGCGCATATGTCCTTACAGGGCATACGCTTCTATCCGTACACATCACAATCTTTCGATTCTCCGTACGAATCAGTAGTAGCCAACCGCTTCACTGCTGACGGAAGATGGCGTTCCAGACTTCAACAACGCGGAGCGGGGGAGCGGATGCGCGAGACGCCGGCGGCGAGCTCGGAGCAGTCGAGCAAAGGTGGTGCTGGCCACCCACTGGAAGTAGCCGCCGCTCAGGCGGCCGCCGACCCCGGTGACAAAGCCGCTCTCGCTGAGCTCTTCAACGGCCTGTACGAACCCGTGGTCCGCTTCATGCAGGCTCGCGTCTACGACCCCGCCACCGCGGAGGACTTGGCGCAGGAAGTGTTCGTGAAGATGGTGCAGGGCATCCGCGGCTACACCGGCGGCGGGATCTACGCGTGGGTGTGGACGATCGCCCGCAGTGTCGCCAGCGACCACTTCCGGCCGCTGAGAAACCGGGGCTACGAGCAGCCCACCGGCGAGATGTGGCAGCTCGACATGCCGAGCGCCGACATGGGCCCTGAGGAAATCGCCCAGTGGGCCGACCTGCGCAACGCAATCAACCGAAAGCTGAACAAACTTCCAGAAACTCAGCAGGAGGTTTTGCGCCTCCGGCTCGTCGCTGGGCTCTCTACCACGGAGACGGCAGAAATCATGGCCAAGCCTGTGGGTACCATTCGCGTATTGCAGTGCCGCGCCCTGGCGAAGCTGCGGAAGCTGATGCCGGAAGGCGGCAGCACCCTGGCTACGTACCTGCTGTCCGCGTCCGACGCGGAGCAGGGTGAGGCATTGACGAATGCGGCGCCGGTGAGGGTGAGGGAGATTGGGCATGCTGGGTCTCGGCGATAGTGGTCTTTCTGGTCGCGCGGAGCGGCTCGACCGCTGCTTGTCGGATGAGGCCGTGCCTGACGACCCGGACACGGCGCAGATGGTCATGGCCGCGGCCGCTCTCCGACCCAAGCACCCCATCAGCCCATCAGCGCGCGCCCGCGCCTTCGACGCGATGATGCGCGAAGCCGACCGCGCCACCCGTGGGCCCCTGGCGACACCGGCCACCGAGGACGTCGTGGACCCCGGTATCCACTTCCGCGTCGCTCAGGCCGGGCCAGGCATGCGCATGCGCGTTGCCGACATCGAGGTAGTGGATGACAAGCGCATGGAGCAGATCGCCGCGAAGCTTGCGGCGCGTCTAGGTCAGAGAGCCCCGGATCGGAATCAGTGAGCGGCACACAAGAACTGCGGGTTCTCCAGGAGGACATGGGCTCTGACGCCGTCACCCTGGAGAACGTTGAAGAGGGCATCACCTACCTCTTCGTCAGCCCCAACCAGAGCTTCGACTCTGCGGTCAAGAGCACCCTCAAGGCCTGCCCCGAGCTGTCCATGACGCAGGTGCAGGACCTCGTGCGCAAGTACTGCCCGGACATCCGCGAGATGAACGAGCGCCTCAGGGCGGACCAGCCCCCCATACCCCGGTTCGAGGCCGCACCCGAGGCCGGCACTGTGATGCCCCCCGTGGAGAAGGGCGCGCACCGTCGATACCGGCCGCCGCGGTGGGTCCGTATCGCCGCTGTCGCCGCGCCCGCTCTGGTCGGCGGCACCTTGCTGGCTCAGCTCATCCACCCGCAGCAGTCCGCCAACCAGGGCCGCCAGGCTGCGGGCGCCTCCATCAGCCAGAAGGACGTGCCCTCCGTCTTCGATGACCCCACCTACAAGCAGTACGTCTCCGGTGGGAAGTTGCGCTGCCAGGCGGTCGGCCAGTACGCGGCCAAGTGCGTCGATGAAGACGGCCAGACCATGGTCAGTGAGGCGAGCGTAGGCGACTCGATCGTCTTCACGTTCTCCTACGACAGCGAGAAGATCGGGTTCCGCGTCTTCGATGACGCATCGGACGCCGCCGTGTGGGCGGCCGAGGACGGCAACCACAAGCTGTACGAGAACATGCAGGTCGTCGGCCGGGTCGTGCTGTGGGGCACCGACACCAAGCGACTGCGCGACTGGGCTACGGCCATCTCCAACCACCAGGCGGAGCAGGGGGGTCGCGGCCAGGCTCTTGCCGCCTCCCTCTCGATGACCGCCGCTCTGCCCCCGCGGCTGGCTGAACTCGCCTTCGGCACGCTGGGCGTGACCGAGAAGGTGGTCAGAACGGCCGCCCATGCGGGCACCGTTCGGGCGGCGCAGATGCTGCGCGCCGTGGAGCTGGTGATGGGTGTCGCGGCGAAGCCGGACAACGACGGGGGCGGAAACGTTCCCTCTGGCTCCAATGACGCGGTCGCGATCGCGGCGAATGCCCCGCAGCCTCCCACCGACAACGATCTCGACGCGAACGGCGGTGAGGGCACGACGCCCGTGGCGGCGCACCCTGTTGCGGCAGTGCCGACCACCCCGGTCACGCCTTCGACCCCGGTCACCCCGACCCCGGTCACCCCGACGCCGACGCCGGTGGATACGACGCCGGTCGACACGACGCCCGCGGACACGGCCCCGTCCGACACAGCGCCCGCGGACACGGCGCCCGCGGACACGACGCCGCCGCCCGCCGACCCAGCCCCGTCCGACCCGACGCCGCCGCCCGCCGACCCGGCCCCGTCCTACCCGACGCCGCCGCCCGCGGACACGGCCCCGTCCGACCCGGCCCCGTCTGATCCGGCGCCCGCGGACCCGGCGCCGTCCGACCCGGCGCCCGCGGACCCGGCTCCGTCCGACCCGACGCCGCCGCCCGCGGACACGGCCCCGTCCGACCCGGCCGCTCAGGACCCGACGCCGGTACCGAGCGCCCCCGAGACGGGCGACCCGAGCACGCCGCCGGCGGACGACTCGACCAACGTGGACGACACCCACGTGCCGCCCGGCCAGGACCAGCACGAGGACACGCCGCCGCCCGGGCAGGCCAAGCAGGACGACGGCAACAACCAGGGCCAGGACGACGCCGGGCAGGGGGATGACCTGCTCATCCTGGATTCCGCCTGGACCGTGGCAGCCTGAACAGCGCGAGGGGCCCCGGACGTTGGTCCGGGGCCCCTCAGCGTTGCTGGGCAGTCGATCAGAACGGAGGCTCCTCGCCGTAGGACGGCGGCGCCCCCGTCGCCCACGGGTCGTCTGCACCCTGCCCCTGCCCCTGCCTCTGGGCCTGGCCTGCCTGCGGCTGCGAACGCTGCGCGCTGCTACCGGTCTTGGTCACCTTCGCCGTGGCGTTGCGCAGGCTCGCGCCGACCTCGTCCACGTCGAGCTCGTACACGGTGCGCTTGACGCCCTCACGGTCGTCGTAAGAGCGCTGCTTCAGACGGCCCTGCACGATGACGCGCATGCCCCGCTGGAGCGACTCAGCGACGTTCTCCGCAGCCTGCCGCCACACCGAGCACGTCAGGAACAGGCTCTCGCCGTCCTTCCACTCGTTGGTCTGCCGGTCGAAGGTGCGCGGGGTGGACGCGATGCGGAACTTCGCGACCGCGGCACCGGAGGGGGTGAACCGCAGCTCAGGGTCATCGACCAGGTTGCCGACGACGGTAATGACGGTCTCGCCTGCCACAGGTGGCCTTTCAGGGTGAGGTCCGGCCCGCGGGATGCGGGCCGGCGGTGAGGGTCAGGAGAACAGGATGCGCCATGTGAGGGGTCCGACCATCCCGTCGGCGTCGCCACGCAGCTCCTTGCGGGAGTTCTGGAAGTCCCGCACGTTCAGGCGGTCGGACTCGCCCCACTGCTCGGACGGACCGACACGGTAGTGGTGGCCGAACCCCTTCTTCACCAGGCGCTCACCGAGCTGCTTGATGTACTTGTTCTTCTTGCCCGGGCCGAACTTGTCGCGGCCGGGGAACGCCGGGGGCGCGGTCGGCTTGGGGGCGGGCTTGGTGGTCGAGCCGCCCCCTGTCGAGCCGCCCGTGGCCTTGGCGACGATCGCCTTGGCCTTGGCCAGGATCTTGGCGAACGGAATGCTCCCGGGGTCGCCGTGGACGTTCTCCGGGGCATGCATGTGGCCGCAGATGCCCTTGAATGCCTCCCACTCGGCGAAGGTCATGCGCGCGGACGTCTTGCCGTACGAGGACGGGTAGGGCAGCCACTCCGACGGGCCCGACAGCGGGATGTCGAAGTGCTGGTGCATCCACGCGATGAGCTCGGCGAGCGCGTCGTAGCACCACTCGGGAGCGTCCGGCCAGTAGATGTAATCCACCCCGGCCTTCAGCTTGCCCCACGTCGCCTTGTGCTTCGGGTCGCACGTGCCCACCAATTCGAGCTGGATCACGTTGCAGGTGTTCGTCTCGACTCCGCCGGGGAGATTGACCAGAGCTCGCGCCGAGCGGTTCAGCAGGAAATGCTGGTAGACGTCGAACTTCTTCGTCTTGCAGTTGGGCTGCGCCGTGAGGTTCGGGGCCTCGGCGCCGTTGCTGTAGGAGACGACGCCGGTCCCCTCGGTGGTATGCAGCCCGAGGACGTTGGGGTCCATCAGGTCGCCCTCGTACGTGTCGCCGTAGTAGTGCGACCCGCGGATCGCGCCCGGGTACAGGGTGGTGGCCATGGCGTGCTTCCTCCGGTGCTGGGGGCTGGGAGGAGCACGGTGGCGAGCCGGAGGGGTTAACGTCCCGGGCTCACTGGCCGTCCGGATCGGGCCCGTCGACCAGGCCGTCCGGCTCGTCGGCGGGGTACTGGAGAACGTGCAGAGTCTCGGCGAGACGGGTCGCCAGATCCGCGGCCGGGCCGGTCTGTTCGACCTGGAGCGGGCCGCCGGCCGCGCCGGTCAGCTCGACCTCCAGGTGGTCTTCCTTGCCGTACTGCCTGCGGTGCTGCCGCTCCAGGTACCAAGCAGCCGCCCGCCAGTCCGGAGGCGTGGTGATGGTCTCCTCCAGCACCTTGCCCGAGTGCGGATCGAATTTGCGGTGGGTGGTGACGATGCCGCCTCGGCTGGCCCTGCGGATGTCCATGGCGGCGGCCAGGGCAGCGGTAGCGCGAGCCCGCTCGACCTTCTCGTAGAACTCCACGAAGTGGTCGAGCTCGGGGTCCGGGTCCTCTCCGGCGGCGCGGTCGATCGCCTCGGTGCGCCCGTAGGCCATCCATCGCAGGAACGTCGCCCGGGAGATGCCCGCGTTGACCGCGGCCAGGTCGATGGCGAGGCCTGCGCGGCTCGCCTCGATCAGGCGTGCCTCAACCTCCGGCGTCATCAGTCGCGCGCGCGCCGGGGTGGCGTGTTTGCGGCGGTGCTTACGACGAGGCATGGCGCGGAACGTAGATGATCAGCCGGTTACTGTCCCGGCGTGAACAGGTGCCCGCAGGCGGGGCAGCACGCGCTCGCGGAGCGCTCGTTGTCGCCGCTGTCGGCAAATCCGTCGCCTCCGAAGTCGTCGTCCAGGCCCTGCCGTTCCTCGGCGCTCTCGTCGCCTGCGGGGCCCTGGGGCAGCTTCTCGGGATCGACCTCGCGGAGCAGCTGCTCCATCTCGGCGTCGGTGTAGCAAAGGGAGTCGAACAGGTCCGCGTCGCTCGTGGCGAGGTCTTCGAGGATCTCGGCGAGCGCACCCGGGTACCAGCCGCCCGCTTCCTCCAGCCGGTTGAGGAGGATGAGCACGGCGCGCGCCTCACGGTCGCTCTTGGAGGACCAGCCGCGGGTCACCGGGACCAGCCACCCGCTGTCGTCGTCGGTCAGCAGCCCATCGGGGATGGACTCGCCGCGCACCTGCATCTCGATCAGCGCCGAGCGGCGGCCGTGACCGGCGATCGTCAGGCCGGTGCGCTCGTCCACGACCGGGGTGTTGATGAACCCGTGCTCCTTGATGCTCGCGATGATCCGCTCAAGCTCGTGCTTGCGCGGGTTGGCCGGGTCCGGTGGCAGGTCCGTGAGCGGGATGTACGTGATGTAGCGGGGTGCCTCAAGTGGCATGTGCTGCTCCTGCCGCGCCGGTCAGTGAGAGGGGTGGGAAGCGGCCGGCGGTCAGCGAGCCCGCGGACTTTTACCGCGGCATCCCGGCTCGCTACCGGGACATGCCGTCATGGCCGGACCGTCCGGCCGCTTCCCTGGCCGACGTCGTCTCACGAGTCCGGACGAGACGGCGTCGGTGCCCGGGGTGTGCGTCGGCGGTTGCGCGTTCCGCCGGGCTCACTCCAAGCGGGCGCAACGTAGGTCGCCACGCGGGTTTCTGTCTCGGGTTCAGACTCTGGCGAAGATCCTTTGACCTGGTGTACAGTCGGCGATTGTGGCTGTACGAGCGAACAGCCGCACCGGGTCTGTTGTAACGCTTTCGGGTCTCACTCCGTCCATAGGGCGAGTGACCACCGGCAGCAGGCCACCGCTCCGAAGCCGGTCCAACCGACCGGCACACCAGAAAGGGTGCGACGTACATGTCCCAGGAGAAGCCGAGCGCGTCCACGGAGACGCCGCCCGAGCCGTCCCCCCAGGAGCTGGCGATGAGCGCCGCGATGGCCTACCGCGTGTTGGCCTTCTGGAAGGGCATCTGCCAGCCGGTCATCGACGCCAACGCCGAGTACATCCGCGACAACGCCGGCATCCTGTCCACCACCGCCGACGTCGATGGGGTCCGGGCCGCCACGTTCACCGAGAGCGTCAGGAAGCCGTTCTTCGAGATCACCGACGCGGACGCGTTCTTTGAATGGGCGGA